AGAACCTTCTCTCGCTTCCTTAATACGTGCCCGCAAGATAGGAAGAGTTCCAGTATCCTCGAGACCAAGACGCTGACACTCCGCGATGAGTTGGTCCTTCTTCATACCACTGAGGGATGGCAACTTCAGGGGCTTTACTGGCTTATGTGCATTAATGATTTCCCCAAAGATCTCCTCTTTCACATTCTCGTAGAGTGGATCAAGAAGGTCACACACTGGATTGAGAAACTTGTTGAGGAAATAATAGTGATAATCAACAGGTACGCCATGCTCCTCTACATATTTTGGATCTTCGGCTTTTTCGTACGCCTTGGCTTTGGAATCTTGGGTCTTTGTGAGGAGGTAGGGAACTCGATCACCAGATTGTGGTTCAGAACCAGGCTTTCTCTGTCGCATCTTCATAACAACCTGTACATGGGACTGGTTGATGTTCACACTTTCCGAGCTCGTCACAGACACATTCTTACCCCCAACTTTGTAGGTATCCGAGAGACCTTGACTCAATATAAGCTTGTCATTGGGGACGTCGCCAGAAAGAAGTTCAATGGCTCTCTCTTTGGCCAACTCCTTAGGTGGACCGGGGTCACTTGATGTAAGTATAACATCTAAGAGTTCCTTACACACTTCACGAACGTGGGGAGTATTGTCTCGTCTCACAACTTGAAGACCCTTGATGTCAATATAGTCCATATGCATCTTGTCATCTTTACCCTTTGTCCACAACTTTGCGGCATAGCGCTTCTTACTATACAGGAAATACGGCCAATATACCTTCTCAAGTTCCAGGTTATTGGGTTTCTTGAAGAGGGCTGAGCACTCTTCGGCAGCTCTCTCACCCACCTCCCAACTATAGGCAATCGCCTCCTCCCCCTTGCGATCACCAACATCAAACTCAACCATAACTGAGTCAGTATCCCCGTACCTTACCTTAGCCCCTGGAAAGTTTGCCTCTACGTAGTTCTTTGTCTCCTCAATCATCGAGCGACCCTTTGAAGTCGTTGTGGAGGCAATTGGTACACAGGGGAGAATACCTTTACCAGCACCCGTAAACCCATACACAGAGTTCATTGAGATCTTATACGCCAACTGCTTCCCATTGTAGACCTCCTTCATAAAACCCGTGGCGTTCGCCATATCCCTCTTCGCTTGTTTACGGAACTGTTTGAGTTCTGCCAGAATTGCTGGTAAGAGACTTGGTACATCTTGGGCAAACTTGTAGGTTCGGTCACCAATATTGAAGGTCTCGTAGGTAATTCCAGGTACCGCGCCATACTTCTTCTCGTCCATAACATACGAGGAGTAGCACAGGTTGTGTGCCATCATAATTGATGGGTACAGTGCTTCAAAATCAAGAGCTGTAATGGGTGTGTAGTACGCACCCTTTTGTGCCTCCAGGACGGTCGCACCCTCGTAGGGTTCTTCGGGGAGGGCACCATACCTGATTGTTGGAACTGTGAAGCCCAGTTCCCGAGCCTTCTTTGTGAGTTGCGAAAATACTTTAATCTGCTGACCTCTCTCTACGAGAAAGTTTGCTGGAACCCAAGTTGCCTTCGCCATCTCCACCAAGTTTAGTAGGGTACAAAGCTTCTTCATCAGCCGATGTGGAAGGAGAGTATCCTTGATACAGTACTCGGCAACTTCCCTCAATTTAACGGGATCACCCTCCCTATAGCGGGCAAACATCTCCTTTGGAGCCATATCAATCTTTTGATCCCCCAAGTACAATTTCGATACATTGTCCAACTTGTAACTATCCAACTTGTAGCCCTTCTTGACTTCGTGGAACATATCAAAGATGAAACGCCCAGGCATTGGGAGTAACTTCAGGAGATTATCACCGAGGGCACTTGATGAAAGCTTTTTAATAACGAGTTCGGACTCGGTGTCTCTCAACTTGCCCAAATTGAAGAACCCATAGTTACACTTAGTGATTTGAGCACGCTTATATATGTACTCCATATCAAACCCAAAGATGTTCCAACCAGTGATAATATCTACATCTTTTGTGTGAATGTATTTGTGAAAAGCCTCTAACATTTCTCTCTCCGTCTCGTAACTTTGAATTGTGGAACCCTCCAAGTTAGGGTCTGTTGTCTTGTAACAGAGACAAGTCTTATCGTATGGTTCATCAGAGCCAAACTTACACAGGGAGATTGCGATCTGGAAGCATGCATCCCCGGGAATATCCGCATCTGGAAATTTACCTGTGGAGCTATTACATTCAATATCTACAGAGGCCACAACAAACGGTGCCATATCATCCCTAGCTACAGGCTTGAGGGTTGTCCAATCGTTACAGAAGAGATCCATATCAACGTGAGCCAGGTGTGAACGAATACACTTATCCCCCGTATCTAACCACCCAGTAGATTGGATACCGGTGCGATGCATCAGGCGCAATACAGGATCCAGGTTGGATTCATAGACTTTCATGTTTCTTACTCCAAAAATACTGAAAAGTTCTGGGGTTCTATCAAGTGGCCTCCTCAGAAAGGAGTCTACAAGGCGACGCGCTTGAAGATGTTTGAAGTTAAGTTTCATGAACACAAACTCCTCATTGTTTTGAAACCCCCAAACATCTTTGGACTTCATGACGGAATATGCCACAAGGGACTCTCTACAGTTTTCATCAAGGATGTTGTAAATTCTTTGAACCTTCGCGTTATCAATATTCCCCGGAAGTTTTATAAAAAAATAAGGTGTAAATGCTGTTGTGAGACAGACAGACTTCCCATCCTCGGTCTTACCAAAGATACTGATCAAATGCTCTTCATCTGTATCTCTGGATTCCCAAGTGATTGCTTGGAAGACTACCATCCTTCGGTTGTGTAAACATCCACCGAAAATTTTAATATACTTTATTAGTAAAAATGTCAGCCGCTTTGATTGACCTTGTAAGTAAAGGTGCCCAGGATGTCTACATCACTGGTCAACCTCAGGTCAGTTTCTTCAGACAAAACTACAAGCGATACACCAATTTTTCTATGCGTCCAGAGCGCGTGGACTACATTGGTACTTTCGGCGCCTCAAACGAAGTCGTCGTCCCACTTCGCTCCAAGGGTGACCTCTTGAGCTACATCTGGATTGAAGCCGAAGGTATTGCTTTGCCAGGTGGTAACAACGCCATGTTTGATACATCCGCGTCCCAACCAACCACTTTTCAATTGTGGATTGGTGGACAAAAGGTCTGTGAGCTTGATTCCCTCTTTGTCCAGGGTGTTCACAATGTGTTGTACAATGACAACTCCGCCAAGGCTACAATGAGACACACCATTGAAACTGCCCAAAACAACTCAAATGGTGACCACTATGTCATTCCATTCTTCTTTGGTGAAGACTGGACAAAGTCCCTCCCACTCGTGGCACTCCAGTATCACGAAGTTGAGCTCCGCATTAAATTGCAAGATCAATACAGTGCGGTGGGTACTCCAAAGATCTATGCCAATTACATTTACTTGGACACCGATGAACGCAAGTTCTTCACCGACAATGAACACGAATTGTTGATCACACAGGTACAATATCAACCAGGCACCCAGGCTGATAGCGAATTCGATCTTACCTATTTCAACCACCCAGTGAAGGCGCTTCACTTGGTTGCGGGTAATATTAACAACGCCGATTGGGACACTAACTACACTTTCGGTACGGGTTCATTGTACATCAACGGTACTGCCCTCTTTGAAAATATGTCCAATGTTTATCACCACGACGTTGTCCCAGAAATGCACTGCTCCGCCCTCGGTGTTGACAGTCTTGTTCAAGACAGTGTGTACACCTGGCCATTGTGCCTCAACTTGGATAAATCACAACCAAGTGGTTCCCTCAACTTCTCACGCATTGATAATGCGAAGTTGTTGCTTAATGGTGTGACCTCCGCGAACGCTTCAAGCCCCGCTCGCATCTATGCGGTGAACTATAACATTCTTCGTGTGAAGAATGGTATGGCTGGTGTCGCGTTTGGTAACTAATATATCTACTTAATATATGAATATCATAAATAGACAAAAGGCTTTATCTCCAAAAATGTGGGCAAATTTGAATAAGAATATACAAATTATAAATCGTCAGAAACAAGCAGAATTGAAAACATTAGAAAAGATTAAGCGTAAATTCAACCGAGGTGTTATTCCATCCCCAAGTGAAATGAAATTATATTGGAAATATGCAAAACCTATAAATAATCCAAGGTTAAAAAAATAAGAAGTATAGATAAGAATATGAATCTTACTCCTATCAAGCTCATTAAGAACAGAAATGTTCGTACCACCCTTTTGAATGTAAAGGATGGTGAAACTGCTGAGATTGATACGAGTGACTACATTGAACGCCGAATGACTACGAATACTGCGGCGAAGTATCTCATGGCTATAGAGGATGCCAGTGAAGTGGCCAAGCAACTCCTCCAAGAACGAGGTATTTTTGAACGGATTGGCAAGGATATCAAGAAGGAGGCTGGCTATGATTTCAAATTTCAATGCAAAAGAACATCAAATATGAACAAACCCACAAATAATAGAAGTGGTGTTACATATGTTCATATGGCGCATACCTATTCCGATAATAGTGGCCACTACGCACTCGCCAAGGTTAGTCACCAGAACAAGACAATTGATTTATTCGATTCAATGGGTGCTGGTAGATCTGAGTTTAAAAATGAACTCAAAACAGTCTATGGGAAGGATTACAAAATACGGAAAAAGAATACCCCATTCCAACCAACGGGTGGTTTTGTGACCACAGATGTGAACAATTACAAGAAACTCCTCAAGGATACAAAGATTAGTATACGGAACCCACACGTTCTTAAAAAGTCTTTTGAGATTTCACAATACGATGAATTGTCTCAACACCACTTTTGCTACATTGAGGCTTTTATAGCTATGATGTATGACACATTGGGAACACCCCTCGGACCCAAAGATCCACGGGACAGACTTGTCTTTATTAAACGAATTGTGTGGGGTCTCATTCATAAATATGTACCACCCTCAAAAAGAAAGACCCTCAAATGGAAATACTTTGTCACAAACTTTCCATATTATATCAAAGTCACAAACACACAGGGTAATAGATTTAAACTAAATCATATAGTACAAGTACCAAAACTTGTCAATGGCCTTGATATTGACAAAGCAAAAAAAAGTTTAATGAAGCTTGACCTCACAACGAACATCAAACCTTCTTGGACACTCACACAGATTGTGAATTGGGCGGGGAGCTAAAAATTAAATAAATGATAATTATAAATGTTACCACTTTTATTTATTTTACTTTTCATAATATGTGTGTATGTACTCATAAATATTGACACAGATCCATACATGACAGAACATAACAAAAGAGTATTTAAAGATGAAAATGGTAAAATCGTTTCACACGTAACACTTGAAACTGAAGAGCAACATATTGCATCAAAATATATTACTAAAGATGATAAAGTACTGGAATTGGGTGCGCGTTATGGAACTGTAAGTGCGATTATATTGGACAAGGTTTCCGAAAGCAAAAATTGTGTGATTGTTGATCCAGACAAGAATATTACACAAGCTCTCGTAGACAACCTAAATAATTGTGGATATGGTGATGCACAAGTATTTATTGGTACTATCGGAGCAAATAAAAAGAAGATACACTCAAATGATAGCTATGCGACTTATACCGAAACTTGTGAAGGTGATAGTTGTGATATAGAAAATTTGAATTATAAAGATTTACAAGATAAATATAGTATAACATTTAATACAATAGTTGCGGATTGCGAAGGTTGTTTACCGGAAGTTATTGAACATATAAGAACGTATTACAGTAGATTAGAGCCAATTAATAAAATTATATTTGAAACTGATAGACCGGGTGATAGCGACTATAACAAAGTTTATAGAATACTGGAAGAATGTGGTTTCAAAAATATAAGGAATAAATTTGTTCAGATTTGGGTTAGATAAAATCTAAGTATACTGTAATATGAATCTGATTGGTACAGGCAACCAAATTGGTCAGAGTATTGCGTTAGTGAGATTGGTGGTCGCGATCATCGTGGGGTGTTGTTTTTGTTCAATCGGTGCTGCAATCTTCACAAAGAAACCTGATGACAAAAATAATAATCCAAAACGATCTGGAATGATATTTATGAGTGTGGGTGGATGTGCTATACTTTTAGCATACTTAACATATCTTTTTACTAAAAGTTTTAAGGGTGCTGGTACAATGTACACAGCGTTCAGTGCATATGATGCGATGACTAAAAAATAAATAATACTTACTAATATTAAATGGTGCTCCCATTCATTATTGCAGGAGGTCTCGCAGCAGCCGCCGCGTACACATACTTTGGTGAAAACCTCGTAAGTTCTAAAGACGCCAAGAAGATGATTCGTTCGGGAAAGATAAAGAAGGTCATCGATGTTCGTA